TCACTCTTTCCAACAGACTTCACCATGCTATCAAGTTCTTTGCACCATGTCTTTGATGTGTTAAAAATCTCCCTTTTGCTAACCCTGTTTGTTCCAATTGTGTTGACCATTAGGCTACTATTTGACAAGAAAAGAGGAGCATCCAGAGGAACTTGTGAGATGCATAGTCTGACTGATGAAGAAAGGGTGCTGGACGCCTTCTCACTCCTGTTGAAGCAAGTTATGAGGCCCTGAATCATTGAAGATGATTTCTTCCCAATACCAATCTGACTGAAAATCTTTCTGTCCAACATTCTGACCTGCTCTCTCAGGATTCTTTTGGATTTTGTGTCTCTCTTAAGCATGATGAGTGACGATCGTGAAAATTTGGGAACCACATTTCGTATGTTAGATTCAAGCACCTCCCCATCATCGTCAAACATCACTGCTATGTCTTTGCCAAAGTCTTCTTCATCAAGAGACATCAGCTGCAAACTAGTATTCAATTCATTCAGCTGTATGTCTATGGAAGTCTCATAATCAGAGTTGCAGAGGTAGTTAGATGCTAAAGCCATGTATTTATTTCCACAAGAATGATATGCTGGTTTAATGAGAGGCAGACCTCCCAACTCTAGAGGCAAACTAAATATTTTTTCATTCACGTCAATGACCAGTTGTCTGCTCTGAAAGAAATCTAAGTGCATGCACATATTTATCAATTGTATCCAATATGCTCCCACAACAGAACCCTCTTTCCTCAGATACTCTTGACCCTGAGACCAGCACCTAAGGGCAGATAAATATGGATCAAAGTCATGACTATAGTCAATGAATGTCATTCTACTCTTTGCATCAGGATTGTAAATTCCAAAAGCTGTCATAAATATTGAATTAAACTCACAGAGAAATCTTGAAAACACACTTTTGTTCATGTTTCGAACGAACCCAAATAAGGACATGACTTTTTTATGTATCATTAAGAGTCTTCTGCACATTTCAGTGTGACTATCTGGCTGTGCATCCCAGTCCAGCACATCCATACCAATGTTCTTCACTTCAGTTTGCTCAGAATCAGAAGGCAAATCATATCTTGCCATTCTAACACTATCATCTGATGTCACAAAGGAGCAAATTTCTAGATTCACAGACTTGCACATATGCTCAGCTATATAGTTACTGGCCCTTATGCAGTCAGAATGCCCTACAGATGATGTACAACCTCCTAAGCCTTGCCCCATACCATCTTCAAAAAATAAAAACTGTCTTGAGAAGTTACCATCTTCTTTTGGTATGTTTGACATCATGGTTCTAGATCTTGAGGATACATTGGTGTTTCCATAATCCACACCTTCCAATATTGGCTTATTGTCTTTTGTAGATGAATACAGATTATCAGGGAATTTGAACACCTTGTTTGAAAAGCATTTAAAACAAGATTTTATCATCTTCTGCTGATTGCTACCCATTTCCATTTTGAAACACGTATAAGTATATAAGTCTGGAGCTTGCTGACTTGGACCCCATTTGCTGCAATCCGCATTATCAAATATATGATCTTTGCTTTTGAGTGTGTTTTTCCATGATTTTTCAACAATAGATTCCTTCTCTGGGTGCTCTATCAAATTTGTGTAATCATCATGCTTATGCTCCTCTTTTTTTATAGCTCTAGCCATATCCTCAAATATAACACAGCAAATTCGACCAAATGCGTTTAGGACTGCAATTTCTCTTGGCCCTATCTGATCCTTATGAACCATCTTGCACACAATGGTCATACCCTTACAAAGTCCATAGGCATAAATAGGCCATAGTGTGTCTGACATTTTAGCTAAGGTCTCAACATCTATATCAGAGACTGATCTGGTCATTTTGTCATATTCTACAGGATCAAATTTAGATTTAAGAATATCTTCCGTTACTGGCTTTCTGTCCATCCATTTGCATGCCTTTTCTGCCAAG